TGATCCTCTTACAAATCTGTAAGTTATAACCCCATTGATTCCTGATACAGGAGTTGCTTGGAGTGATACAGTTCCACCTGATATTGTTGAACCAACAGATACTATTGCTGATGGAGAAGTCATAACTGCATACTCACTAGAGTAACAGTTGGTTCCATCCTGCATGAGTAGAACTTTTTGTGACTGTAAATATGTACCAATACCAAGATGTAATGTGTACTCAGCAGTCTTAAAGTCAAGTGATGCTGTATTGAATGTATCTATAGTTGCAGGAGTTCCAGCAACACCAGCGAAGGTTCCAATTCCAGACTCAACACCGTAGACAGCACCAACTTGCAACTGAGTATTTGCTTTGCTTGTACTGATACCTGCCTTAGATGTGGTATGAATACCAGCAGCATCTGATTCCCATAAACCTTGAGATGCATTACTTACTGTAATAGTTGCTGATCCAGAAGATACAACTGCACTAATACCAGCACCAACAAAGTTAAGTGTAGTAGCAGTACCAGCAAGAGATCCTTCATCCTGAATGATAACACCAGTTCCAGTAGCAGTAACTCCCGTTAATCCTGAACCATCACCATAGAATTTATTAGCACCAGTTATAGAACCCGCAATAGATACTGCACCATTAATAGATACGGCTGCATTACCATCTTGTGTTGTCTTACCTATACTTAATGTAGATCCTGCATTCTGTATTGCAAGATGTGTCTTACCACTTGTATACAGAGCAGCATATGCATCATGGGCATTCTCCATGACCAGACTTCCACTGGAATTCCAAGGCATCCAGATATGTCCACCATAGAATCTTGCTTTACCAGTAGCATTGATTGAGTATGTGTTAGACCATGTAGTTCCTATACCAATCTTACCGTCTACGTATAGGTTACTAGCAGTACTATCACCAAGATATAACTTAGCATTATCAACGACATCATTTGCCATCCCTGATTTGTTTGCCCAGTCTTGGGTAGTCTCAATGGTAGCAATGCCGTTATTAACAACAGCAGTCATACCAGTTCCAACAAAGTTAATTGTTGCAGCAATACCAAGATTAGATCCTTCTTCTTGAAGAACAACACCAGATCCAGCAGCAGTAACACCAGTTAATAGTGAACCATCTCCAACAAACTTAGTTGCTGTAGCAACACCAAGAATAACATCAGGTGTACCACTTAATCCTGTTGCATTACCTGATAGATTACCAGTAATAGTATCGGTAAATCTAGCATCTCCATCAACATCTAGTTTGTACTTAGGAATTGCACTGTTAATACCAACGTTACCGTAATCAGCATTTCCTGAAGCACCACCAGTAATATTAAAGAAACTATCACCAATACTACCACCTGCTTCTGAGGCAATCTTAAGGTTACCTGCATTATTATCTAATCTAAGACCAATAGTTAAACCATCAGTTGTGTTACCATCCATATGGAGGGTAGCAGTCTTCTTAAAGTATTGATCATCTTCTAATTTTATTATCGGAGAAATACCAGTGACCTGAATGTTGTCCTTAACACCAAGAACACCACCAACATGCATTGAGCGTCCAGCACCAACATATAGATCTCCAGTTGTATCAAGTTGATTAACAGTAACAGAAGGTGTACCTGTCAAACCACTTGCAGATCCAGCAGTGTTTGCTGCCAAAGCATTAGTTGCATAATTTGAAGTACTTGCTACTCCACAATTGGTTGCAAAACTTGCGGTTCCTGTTAGATCTCCTTTAAATCCAGCAACAGATGTAACAATTCCAGCAAAGTTAGCAGCACCAGTTGAGATGGTATCTCCTACTATTGATAGTCCTTCATTCGTAGTAGATAACTTAAGTACATTATTAAAGAATAGATTTGCTGCACCGTTAGGAATAAAGGATGCACCTAACTCACCATTATATCTGATGAATACTCCACCAGTACCAGTGTTAGTAAGATATAAACCACCATCAGTATCTTTATTAATGATATGTAATCCAGCAGTAGACTCATGAGTACCCCAGAACACATCACCATAATTATTTGAACCACTACTACCAAATCTAGCAACAGCAGATGAGTCATAGGTAAATGTATACCCATTACTCATTGATACGTTCTGACTAATTGAGTTAGTCAGATAACTACTAAGATCGACTGGAGTATATGTGAATACACCAGTTGAACTATTGTAATTAAAGGTTGCAATACCAGCAGGTGATGCATTAGATGCAGACAATGATGTCAATGCAATACCTGAACCACCAGCAGCAGTTAAGTCAGCAGCAGAAACCCACTTACCAGCAGAGTTATCCCACTTAAGAACATGACCATCAGTTGGTGATCCTGCATTAACATCTGTTAAATCATTAAGAGCAAGAGTTGCAGCAACACCAGTTAGACTTGAACCATCACCAACAAACTTCTGTGCTGTAACTATTCCAGTAAAGTTTGCACTTGATAAACCAACTACATCATGATTAAAGATTGCATCCTTATAGAATGTTGATACTCCACTAACCTTAAGGTTATTAACTATATCAACTAATGCATTATCAGAATCAAGATATAGATTACCAGATACACCGTAAATATTATTTGTTCCAAAGGTTCCTATTCTTAAGTTCCTTATCTGTGCTTGTGCAGCAGTAACAATTCCAAGAGCATTAATGTCTGTGGCATTAAGATTACCTGTACCTATAAGTCCACCAGTTAGATCACCAGTTACATTACCTACAAGATTACCATAGAATTTATTAGCAGCAGTTATTGAACTACCACCAGAGATATTACCAGTAACATCTAAAGTATCTGACTTTACTTCTCCAGTAGCACTAAGGATGCCTATAACATTGACTCCGTTATTACTCGTCTCAAATTTCTTAACATCCCCATAGTACAATTCAGCAGACCCTTGACCGTTGAATACAGCAGACTTAAGATTACCTGCATTAGATATTACTACACTACCACCATTGGTATGTCTAACTCTTAATATAGTATCACCCCAAGCATGTCCTGCATCAATGTAACATGATCTATCTGTAACAGGATTACCTGTGGTTGCATATGATAATTGTAATGCAGAATCTGCTCCAATATAAACTCTCTCAGTAGCATATAATCTACCAGTAATACCAGCAGTTGATCCAACACTAATATATCCTGTAGCAGTTACGTTTCCAGTGAATGCTGCTCCAGCAAGAGATGCTTTTGTACCAATCAAATTGGTCATTGAAGTGCTGAAGTTTGGATCGTCTCCCAATGCTGCAGCTAATTCATTCAATGTATCCAAAGTTGCAGGTGCTGACGATACGATACCAGCAACAGCAGCATCAACATATCCTGGTGTAGCAATACCAGTTAACGTAGAACCATCTCCACTATATGCACCACTAAATCTTGTCGCTGTAATAACACCACTGGTTACAACACTAGTGTTACTTCCAATACCAATAGCAACATTCTCCCATCCAGTAAGTTGTGAGGTATTAATTCCTGTTATACCAGAACCACCACCAACAAAACTACCTGCATAATGAGCACCGTAAGTAGTAGTACCACCACCTAAAACTTCAAACTTCTCATTACCATTATGATATAAAGTTACACCCTGATCTATCTCAAACTTTGCACCAAACTCACTATTATTAAACTTAAGATTTATATTTGTTCCGTTAGAATTTAATGTTAGATCTCCATCACCTGTCTCTGAAACGTATGATCCTGCACCGTCATGATACACTTCTAGATCTGATCCATCTCCGAAGACTGCCTTCTTATTATCCTTCCATTGAGCATTGTTATTAAAGGTTGTAATACCACTGAAGACATTATCACCAGTAAAGTTCAATCCAGTTAATCCAGATCCATCTCCAGCAAAACTTTGAGCAGTTACAACTCCTGTAAAGACTGCACTTGTACCACCAATTGCAGCAACATTTATATTAGGTGTTCCAGATATACCTGACGCTAAACTTGCAGTACCAGTAACATCTCCATACAACATAGTTGCAGAGATAGTTCCAGCAGCAGAGACTGTTGTGAATGTAGCACCAGTACCTGTGATATTACCACTAAATCCACCTAAGGATGTGACAATACCAGACGCATTTATATTAGTAAAGACTGATTGACCTGTGGTATCAATACCAGCAAGTGCTCCTGTGCCAGCACTTCCAACATTATCTGTCAGACTAATTGTTGCTGTTCCACTACTAAAGGTTGCAGTTACAGAAGTACCAACAAAATTAATTGTTGATGCAGTTCCAATAGTACTACCCTCTTCTTGAATGATAACACCAGTTCCTGAAGCAGTAACACCTGTTAATCCAGAACCATCACCTACAAAATTAGCAGCAGTTATAATTCCTGAAGTATTAACTGATGAAGAATTTGTCAGTGTTGTTGCTACTTCAGCAGTACCAGCAGCAGTTGCAATGGTTGCATTAGATGCTATACCTGCATTGGTTGCATAGGTTGCAATCCCTGCTACATTTGCATAGGTAGCAATAGTTGTTCCTGCAATACCAGTTAAGTTTGATCCATCACCATAATATGCTGTGGCAGTTACAACTCCAGCAGCATTTATATTATTAAAGAATGATGTACCTGTGGTATCAATACCAGCAATGCTTCCACCACCACCTCCACCACCAGATACGGTAGCGAATTCAAATCTCTCTGTACTATGATTATATTTTAAAAACTTACCATCATCATCAGAACCATTCCAATCAATATCATCCAGATAACGGAAGTTAACTTCACCACCACCGCCTAGGGTAGCCATCTGTTTGGATATTCTATTAATGAATAAACTGTAATGATTCCTAAGTTGTTCAAAGGTAACAAACTTCTGACCAAGTGGTGCTAATGGGTCACCATTTTGTGCAGACTCTGGTGGTTCATTTAATAAACCCTCATCTATTCTTTGATGGAGTTTACCATAAACACCTAAAACCTCATCTAACTTTGATTCAATCTCACGTAAATTAAAATCTGTATTAATTTGTTCTACTAACTCATCACGGAGTCTATAAAATTCTACATTAACTCCTGCTAAATGCTTATCTACTCTCTGTAAACTTCTTAATTCTCTCTTCTCTGCTACTGATTCCCTTAAGGTCTCTACCTCATTAGCTAACTGTGTTTTAATATCTTCTGTCTTACTAGCTTCGGGAAAATACTCCTCCCTCCAGCTAAACTTTTTAGACTCGGTGGAACCCTGTTCCTTCTCCTTATCTTCAGTTAAGACTGATTCAGTTCTCTTTAGATCTTTATTTAATTTCTTAAGGTTCTCAGATATCTGCCGAGAATTTGCACCACCCTTAAGTGACTTACGGAAGGTTCCCATTAAAAGTATTCCGAATATGACTTCTTGTGTATATATTTATTATACATTTGATTAGGGGTTCTGTCTATAAATAAACATTAGAAAAGGAAGACTAATGGAACTAAGAGATACGGTCACTGGAATTACAGCAGCCGCAGTAGTTGGAACTGGTTCTATTGTGGGTGGAGGACATGTCATCGACAATATGAATGAAGGTCCACAAAAAAGAAGAGAAGCAGAATTAACTGAACTACAACTCATAGTAAGAGAAGAAGTTCGTAGTGCTATTAAAGAAGCATGGCCTAGTAATTCTGGTCCTGTAAAAGGACTAGGACCAAACCCTAATGGTAACTACCGTGACATTGTTCGATAAAAATAACGACACCAAGAAGCAAGTCATTGGTCTTATAAGGATTGTAATCTTATTCCAGTTAGGAATAGTAGGAGCAACTATATTTGGTTGCTTTATGCCTGGTAAAGTATGTGATGCTGATGTCAAACAACATATTGCTAACATGATGACTGTTATAACTACCTCTACATTCGCACTATATGCTGCTGAGAAGTGATGCCTATTCCTGATATAAGAATTAATGGTCAGACCATTCGAGACATTGAAGTGAATGGTACTGGTATACCTTTAATAGGTAACTATGGTGTGGGTATTACTCCTATTCGTTCTACTTACATAGCAGATACTCGTGTCTGGTTAAACAATGTTCCCCAAGCAACACCAATAGCTGTTCCTGTTACTATGCAGGTAGGTACACCTGTTGTTAATATGCCTGGTTGTGTTACCGTACATAAAGAGAATAATAAAAGAGATCCATCTAGTAATAAGAACCTTGTAAATGATGATCCTAAAGGACAGACTACATTGTGTGACGCAGGTGCTCCCTATTTTACTGCACCAAATTATGATGCTAGAGAATTAACATGGCAAACAGTATATCAAGAACAAGAAGAAGTAGATGAAGGAGTAAATACAGGAGACACAGGAGATCTTACTCCACCAGAGACACCAGAACCTCCACCACAAGAAACAGAAGAGGGTGATCCAGAATGTCCTGGTCCTCTAGATCCTAGGATAGGATCAGTTGGACCCAGTGAAAAAGAAAAAGTTGTTGGTCACGAGTTACAACCCGATCCTAACAACTTTAATAAAAAAATATGTGTAGCACTCTATGAGGATATTGGAGTAGTAGAACAGTATCTACCTAGTCCTCAGATTGTGACGACGACTGCGGTGATAGCATCTGTGGCGGCATCGAGTGCCCTACTTGCCAAACCCCTAGCTGATTTGCTTCTGAAGGTTGTGAAACCTGCTGTGAAGAAGGTCGTGACCAAGGTAAACTCAATCCTCGGAAAAACCCCTTACCGTTTGACTGAAGCTGAGAAGAAGACGAATCAGTATCGGGTGAAGAAAGGTCTTCTTGAGATACCGTTTGCGAAGAATCATCGGAAGAAGGAGAAAGCTCAGAAGAAGATTGATTCTCAGAAGAAGAAGACTCAAAGTTAGGTTGAGGTATCTCATGAGTATGAGGAGTTATCTTACCACCAGGATTAGTAACTATAACGTCAGCACATACAGAAGCATAAGGTGACTGAGGATGGAAAAATATACCAGCTTTTTTGAGTTCACCACAATTTTTAAGTCTTGCAATCTCAAAGTCTAATCGCTTATTAGCAATCAATTGATTTTGCATATTAACATTTGCTGTAGCAGCTTCTTTACAAAGGCGTTGCATACCCCTGTTCAATGGTATTGATAGAGTAGCAGACAATCCTAGGTTAAAGGATTGGTTTGCTCTCATGTCTGTACGCACAGGTTTGTACCATATAGGTGCAAGAGTGCCATTACTAATAGCATCAGGTACACCATCACCAGTCGGAACAGTTTGAATAATTGTTATATCATCTCCATCTTCAAACCATCTAGTTCCATCATCTTTGGTTCTATTATCGTACCATGACTCCCAAGGGTAGTTCTTAACAGTGACACTTTGTTCTACTGTACTACCAACTTTATCGGTTAAGTTATATTGTGGTTCGTTATAAAAATCTTCCCAAGGATCTTTCCTTGAATCTGCAAACTGTAAGTACGGTGTCATGTTAAGAGTTGTACCTTGACATGATACACCACCACCGTAAGTATTAGTTACGTATGGACCTTGTAGGACCTGTATAGCTTGGTTTGTGACACTTCCAGAACTGTTCGCAATCGGATTTGCAGTGGCACTAACTCCACCGACTCCCTGTGCTAATGATGCTGTTGGACTTACTAATGATAATAGTATACCACCTATTGCGTAAACGTGCTTGTTGTGTCTGTGACACTTTTTATAGTGGTTACTCTTTGGATCAGGGTCTGGTTGGTCATACCTGGTCCTTGATACGTCTGGGTAAATTGAAAGGCTGCCCCAGGTTCGTGGATTGTAAAATTGTTTTGTGCTGACATGTCTAAGGCATCGAATGAAGAAGTTACGCTTCCTGTTACTGCTCCTTCGCCTGTTCCCACACTCGGATTTAGTGTCACGGTTGATGTGCTCACGTTGGGGTTCAAAGCCGCACCATTGTTGTCGATGCCTACCCCTGTTACTGAGTATTCCCATCCTGTCCTAAAGTCAACTGAATTTATAGTTTCCGTGACTGTTGATTCAGTCTCGGTGTGGCTCGTCATTGAGCCCTGCTGGAAGTTGGGGACCACGGGAACTGCTCTAGCAGCACCCGTACTACCTAACAACACTAGTATAGTTATAAGTCTTTTCATGACCTACTACCTAATTGTTACCTCTGTTACGAATTGAGAAGTAGCTGAAGTATTAGCTCCACCTGCTGCTACACCACTAAATCCATGAGAACTGGTAACTGAACCAGCCAAAGATCCAACAGTTCCACCAGCAGTAGAAGACATGTCACCAAAGTTATTAACAGCACCTACAGTCGGAGCACTACCAGCAATAGCATCCCCTTGAAGGTAAGATTGGCTAAAGCTAAATGCACTTCCTGCAGTTTTCTGTTCTGCTACAACTACACCAGGAGTATAAACACCTGAAGTTATAGCACCAGATGATATCTGATCAGCAGCAGCACTACCACCAGACGGTGTAATAGATGTATCTACACCACTACCAGAGATAGCGAATGATGATCCTATTCTCTCAGTCGAAGTATGAGCACCACCCACGCTCAGTTGAACGCTAGATGCAAAACGGGATGTAACATCTGCTCTCACTGCACTTGTGGAGCTCATCAAAATCATTCCAAAAAGCAATAATGCTCTTTTCATACCTTTAAGTGTAAGTTATGCGTAGTTATTTAGCATAAAGATTTGTTAAAACTAGTGGTTTATACCCCTTTTAGGTATCTCAAGCTACATTTAGTGCCTTATCCTTCCATTAGTGTACCATGTGCTCTACGTATCTGTCGCAGATCCTCAAAGTTCTTTTGCTTAGTACCACCATCATATGACCATGCATATCCTTCATCAATCATTTTTTCATTTAACGATACATTATCTTCGCCAACATATAACCAACCAAGAAGCCTACCATACTTACCCACGCCACCTTTAAGTTCGGTTCTGATAGTAAGTTCATCTTCTCCTTTAATAGTCTCAGTGAGTTTACCCTTCAACCAATTAGTTGCGTCTATACCAAGGGCCTTCTCTTCTAGGTCTCTCGTGCGTTTCTCTGGGGTGTCTACTCCCGCAATTCTTACCCGTTCTTTTTTGTATAAATCGAATCCAAGATCTATGGTGACATCTATCGTGTCTCCATCTAGTACCTTGTCTATCTTGGTCACTCGGAAGTTGTAACAACTCTTCCTGCTTGGGGGTATCATCGCTCCCATTGTCAATCTCCATATCAGCTAGTGCATTATTTATAGAGTCTTCAGGATCGGTTCTTGTCTTCTCTGCTTCCCACTCTCTCATTCTTTGTATTGCTTCACCTGCACTAGGGAATTGATTTGCTTCTGCATTACCCATGAAACCCAAAAGTGCAACCGCCAAAGTAGCGACTGCACCTACACCTGCAATAAATTTTTCGTTACTGCGAACTCTCTCAGTGAGCTCCTTCTGCTTCTCCACTAAGCGTTCTATCTTCGTTTCTAGGATGGCTATCTTCACCTTGCTCATTTGGATACCATGTATCATACATGAATATGTAGTAAATAGCAATACCTACAGCTACTAATAGAATAGCAATCATTATATTGACTGACCAAATTACTTCACTCAATCTCTTTGCCTCCAATCATCTGATCGTTCATTATGAAACCAGTCCACAACATCTTGTGGATCTCCGAAACCCCTACGGTGATGAGTTGGATCGGGGTCTCCAATATTCAACTCATTCAGAAAAGAATCTGTAGGGTCAGTATTAAGTCGTCTTGCCGTGTTCAACATACCTCTAGCAGCAGTGTTTGCTTTTGCTAGTTTGTTAGCCCATATCATATCTGATAGACTAACTTCTACCCCAGAAGCAATGTCTTTACAGATCGCTTCTAGACGTAACCGATATTGTGTTGATAGCATATAGTACCTTATTACTATTATTATTTAACATGTATAACACCTTTCATTCCAGCACCTGCATGAGGTTCACATTGGAACTCATACTCACCTGCCTTATCAAAGGTAACATTAAATGATTCACCAGCAGTAAATGCTAGATCAGGGTGTGATAATTCTGGGTACTCATTGAACACCATATTATGTGGAGGTAAATCACCATTCGTAAATGTGACTGTATCACCAACATTAACGGTGAGATCATTGGGTTCAAATATTAGGTTGCCATTAGCACCCATTTGTATCTCAGCAGCCCAAGCAGATGCTGCCAGTGTAAAAGATAAGAATAATGACGTAAGCATTATTGTGAGTCTACTCATCCACCACATAATTTCATGTTTTAAATTTTGTTGTTTCATTTTAACATCCCATTGGAATTCCTGCCATTCTAAAATTAATCATTCGGTCAACCTCTGTTGGATTTATGTTGCAATAGTCAATAAAATGAGGATGATCCCTTAGGTAGGATACATCCTCTTTACTGTGCTCTATCGCATCATATGCATTCATTGCATACTCACAAATCTCGTAGTGATGCTGTTCCGTATCGTGGTAACCTACGGTGTAATGTTTCTGTGCAGTTAGGGGCATGATTGTTTCAATCCCGTACTACAGATATTTATAGCATACTATAGTAATTTTTGCTTATAGATGTGTTGACTCAGGAATATATCATGAGTTGGTAACTTTTGTATCTCATTTGAGAGATGTTTAATTCTTTTTCTCCACTGTAAATACAAATGTTCTACCTCATCTGGACTATAAGGTAATCCATATGATTGATATGCATTGTACTCCTGCTGACGTTTATGTGCAGGTATCTTATATCCATTACCTGCCATAACATATGTCCACCCACCAGCATATCCAAATAAGTTTTGAGATAATCCTTGATACTTATCATCAAAAGTTATACCATCATTGATTACATTATGCTTTATAAACTTACCACTACCTAGATTGACATAGGACTTCTCTTGAGTCTGATGTCTCCAGTATCGAGTATCATCTCTTGATGATGCAGTATAATGAATAGCAACAAAGTCTCTCCAAGAATCCATATCATTTGCAGATGTTATATTATAGAGATCAATATCAAATCTATTAACACGACAATTCCTATCTTTAAGAGTTCTAATTAATCTAAGAAGACATTCATGTGTTGATGCTAAAGAACTAGATTCTAAAGGTTCTACAAAAGAATATGATAATCCTATTGCAACTACATTCTTAACCCACCCTTCCTTATGAATACCATGTCTTATGTTTATCCTACGAAAATCTATATCATCAACACCTACATGCTTCTTCAATTCCATCTCTGCTGTATCATCATCAACAAAATCACTAGAGTAAACATAACCCACACCAAGACTATCCCACAGTGGAGTATTCCAAACCCACCCATTATCAATAGCAGTACACTTAGTATAGTTAACTAACTCTTCAGACCTATTTCTATATGGTATATGTGCTGCTAATGCTCTATCATTATCTAACCAAGGTTTATATGATAAGAACTCAGATCCCATCTCCTTCTCTAAAAGACGAGACTGGAATCCAGTACAATCAATAAAAAGATCAGCAGTATAGTTACCATCTTCTCCATCAACAGAAGTTATATAACCATACTCATCCTTGTTAACATCAACAATATTATCATAATGATGTTGCACACCAGTACAGAACTTTTTTAAAAACTCAGCAAAAAGTTTTGCATCAAAATGATATGCAGTATCATATTTAAAATCAAATGCATCTAATAGTCCATCATGATTCTTAGTACAACGATTGTACTTCATCAATAAACTATTATCATTATGCCATTCATTATATGATTCATTAATAGGTAAGTTATAACAGTCCCTTACTGCTGCCCACTTATTCTGTATATCAATACGATCTCTACCACCAAAAGGATAATCATATGACTTACCTAGATCACTAAAATTATTAAACCTAATACCATTCTTATATGTTGCATTACACTCTGCCATCCAGTCTTCATCCTTAAGACCTAACATGTCTAGAAAAAGATTAAACTGACCAAGAGTTGATTCACCAACTCCTATGGTAGGAATACTTTTAGACTCTACTAAAGATACCTCAACATTAGGTAGTGTCTTGAAAATAGAAGCAGCGGTCATCCATCCAGATGTACCGCCACCGACGATTAATATTTTATTGATGTTCATAACAAAAAAGCAAACGCCTTATGGTAAATGTCTTACCAGTTTTAATCCGTAACCTGTAGCAGCAAGAATAGCAACAAGTATCAATAATTCTGTCATAGTATTAAAGCTCCAATAATAAATCCAATAGCAGCGTTAGCACACTTACTTTGATAAGGAGATAGATTAAACTTCTTCTCTATCTTATCCAAGATCTTTTTATCTAAATCAACTCCTTTGTCGAATGTAGATTTGATAAATGCTTTTACTTTATCCATTGTTAGATCTCCGTAGTGTCTTCTTGGTCTTTACCTTCAATAAACTTCTTTGCCTTTTTAAGAAGTTTAGCAGATTTCTCATCGTAAATTGCTTGCTTTTGTGCCCAAGCTAATTCCCAGTCTTCATAGACTCCTTTCTTCTTGGACACTCTACTAGCGATGTCTCTAAGTCTTTTTAAAGTAGGTTCGTTTAGAATACTATCTTCTTTTTTCTTAGTCATCTTTCAAATCTTAAACTATAATATTTATGTAGTAGGGGGTTGTTTAGGAGGTACAGCAGTAATTGCTATTGGTGCTTGCTCAATTCTAATTGTCTGAGCAGGTGCTGCTTGAGTTGCTTTCTCAATCAACATCTCCATATCCTTTTTAGATATGTTACCATTAGGACCAGATCCACCACCCTTATCCATCTTCATAGTACCATCACCCTTCTTAGAAGCAGTCTGAATTCCAAAGCTAGCTAAAACTCCAGTAAAAACCGAAGCTATAAAAGTTGGATCTATTTTTTGTTGTGGTATACCTGGTATGGCAACGTAATTTAAAGTCAAGATCCCACCGCTCCAGGCAAGTACGGTGATCCGAACCATAGTAGAAATGATTGCGGCCTGTTCTTCTGGGTCAGGTAGAATTGCTGCTTTTGCCTTAGCGAAGAGTCCCTTTTTCTTAGGTTCTTCTTCGTGATGCTCCTCTACTACCTCTTTAATTTCTTCGGGCATAGGTTTACAATGACTAATCTATATAGTCATTTCACCTATTTTTAGAACTGTACAGGTGCAGGTGCAGCAGCTTGATTAGGAGCAGCAGCAGGAAGATCGTTAGTTCCTAATGGAAGGTCAGCACCAGGTAATGACTTAAGTGCTCCACCAGCAGCACCTTGACCCATGCCACCAACAACAGACTCAATTGCTGCGTCTTTGATGTCATCAATGATTGCATCCTTGTTTAGATAAACATAAGATCCAACACCAATAATACCAGCGAGGGTTACTCCTGAAGCAATACTGATTGCATTTGCAATTGCATTAAAATTAAATTTCATGATTCAATATAAATTGAGTTACTATTTAGCAACTTTTCTTAAATATTCCAAAACCTTTTCAGGTTTAGAATTTTCGTAGGGATCTTTATCAGTGTTAGATCTTTGACCAGGTTCTACACCTTCCCATTCAATCTCACCACCATTAATAACGGCAGCATAACGCCATGAACGATTGCCATAACCTAGATTAGTTTTAGCAACCAACATTCCCATACCTTTAGTGAAGTCTGCATTACCATCAGGTAACATCTTTACATTAGAAATATAAAGATCTTCTT